GGTCGGCAGCGTCGAGACCTACCGATGGTTCGGCGCGGGTCTTGGACAGGTCATCGACCTTGGCCTTGGCATCAGCCGCCTTGCCGTCCAGGTCGGACGTGTCCAGGGTCGCCTTGACCTTGGCCTCGACACCCGCTGCAGCCGAATCGACCTTGCTCTTGAGATCCTCAGACAGCCCAGTCGTATCGGCGCTGACCTGGACATACGCTTTCGCAATCCGGAAACCGTCGGGCATCGCGGCTCACCCGCTTCCGCCTGCTACCGGCCGCCTTTGCCGCTGCCGAACGAGAGGATCCCTTTGAACGCCGGATCCATGCTGAGTGCGGCCTTGGTCGCGGGGACTACGCGCCGCGGGCCGCTCGCCGCCGGGCTGCTGCGGGGCGCAGCGGATGCGTTGGCCGTGGCCGGCTGGCCGGATCCCTCGGCCGCGCGCGCCCGGGCCGCCATCACGCCCTGGTAGGCCGGGAGCCGCCAGGCGAGCTTGAAGAACACCGGGCCGCTCAACGTGGTGATGTCGTCGACCCGGTGGAACACCGACATGTCGGAGCAGATGTCATCGAGGTGCGCCGGGATCCAGGCGAGCTGCGCCAGGCGGCGCCTCAGGGGTTTGGGTTGTCCTCCTCCAATGCCCCCATGGCCCGTTCTGTGATGATGCTCACCAGATACGGGTAGTCGCCCTTTTTGAGGGTCTTGCAGCTCCGGAGAGCCGAGAATCCCTCTACGCCAAGCATCATGGTCATGATGTAGTCGTCGGCGAGGGTCATGCCGACCGGGCCGCCGCCGTGCTCGGCCATGATGTGGAGGGCCTCGCGCCCGATGACGGACGAGGGGTTCACCGGGATCGTGTATTCGACATCGTCGATGTAAAACAATGGTTCCCGCTCCTCCGGCACCTGCTCTGCCGCCTCCGCGGGCTCGCTAGTGAACCGGAGCACCACCGGGCGCGGCGGTGCGGCGGGGACGGCAGCGGGCACCGTGCGTGCCCGCTGCGACGGCCTCGTGCGGGGGGTGCCCTTGGCTGTGGCGGTCATTTACTCTTCCTGGTCAACGATGTGGACGGGGACGATGGAGTCGGAAACGAAGTAGACGTTCCAGGTGCAGTCGAGCGACTGCTGAGTCTTCTTGTCGTAGGCCAGCGCCACCTTCGCGGTGGACAGCACCTTGCGGACGATCAGCCGGCGCAGCGCCGGCTCGCCGCTCGGCAGCTCCGGCGCCCACCCGTCGATCAGCAGGCAGGCGTACTTCGGCTGCGTGGACGCCTTGCCGACGGGGATGTCCAGGGTCGAGTACCCGGCCCCGGCCGCTGGGGTAGCGAGCTGGTTCAGGGCCTGCGAAATGTTCGAGAGCGTGACTTCGGCCAGCTTTGCCGTCACGCTCATCTTCACGCCGGTCATGCGTGCTCCGACGCCCATGATGATCTGGTCGACGGTCAATTCCGTGAATTCGCTGTCCACCTCGAACGTGACACCGCCATCGGTGCCGCCGACGTCGATGAACGGGGAACCCGGCGGGTTCGTGGGCCCGTTCGGGGTTACGGCCGAGTCCGGCGGCTCGGCCGCCATGTATGGGCCGATGTACAGGTCGCAGGGACCGAGGACGAGGTTGGCGACGTCAACGCTCAAGGCGGATCACCCTTCCCGAGGGGTTGCGCGGGCATGAAAAAAGCCCGCACGCGGCGGGCTGGCGGCAGTTGGCTGCGAGAAGCGGTCAGATCACGCCGGGGATGCGGATGACCACGACGCCGGCGATGTCGGCTTCGGTGCCGAAGTCGATTTCGACGTCGTAGGTGCCGTCCTGTTTGTCGTACTGGGACGGGTAGGGGGCGTAGATGCGGATGTCCGATGCTGGCTGGGTGCCGCCGGATACGCCAGGCACTGCCTGGCCCTGGACGGTCGTGCCGATGTCGGAGGTGACGGTCGTGTTGCCGGTCGAGTTCGTGGAGACGATCACGATCTCGTGGCCGGTGTTCTCGAACACGATGCCCGTATTGCTGCCGAGCGGGGACGCGGTGAGCGCCGCGGTCAGGTCGGTCGGCGAGCCGCCGCCGGGCGTCAGCTGGATGGGGGTGAGGGTGAGCAGGGTCATGGGGGTCCTTCCTGGATCGTGCTGGGCGTGCTCGAGGTATCGGGCACAGGACTGTCCTGCACTGGCGCTGGCTCCGTGCTGGATGGGCCGGCCGGAGGCGGCACCAGCGCAGGCACGGCCGGAGCGTCTTCGGCGAGCAGGCCCTGGTGACGCATCGCCGCTGCTTCGCGCGGAGTGACTTCGAGCCGGTCGAACATCTTCACGCGGACAGAGACCATTTCGGCCACGGCGTGTCCTCCTCGGGGCTAGGGGATACGGTCGCCGGCCGTGACCCAGTCCAGGACCATGTCGGCCTGGTAGCAGGCGTAATCGCCGGCGTCGCCGTAGGACCGTCGGAACACCTGGGCCATGTACGCGGACCGGACCACCGCGGGCGGGTAAGTGATGCCGTTGAGGATCGGCGTGAGCGGCCGAGAGGTTCGGCGCCGGTCCCAGCAGGCCCGCTCGATCAGGGCGGCGAGGTTGCGGGCCATCATCCATGGCGGCTGGTCGCTGCCTGGGATCGCTGCCCAGCACTTCACTTCCATGACCGGCCGGTGGACCGGCAGCAGGTCATCCAGTCCGCCGCCCACAACCGCGACCGTGACGAACCCAGTCTGGAGCCACACCGCCGGGCTGTCGTCCGGGTCCGCGTCCGGGGGGAGCTGGGTGCCGGTCATCGCGGGCGTGAACCCGGCGATGGACGCGATCCAGGCGCACGCGACGAGCTCGTCGTTGTTGAGCAGCTGCATGGGAGTGGTCACCAGCGCCTCCCGCGAGCATCTGGAGTGCGCCAGAGCGGCAACGGTTTATCCGGACCCGGGCCGTGAGCCTTGGCTTCATCCGTAGGGTCGATATATGAGCCAGGAATTCAGGCTCGTGCACAAGACGCGCATAAAAGGCGCAAGCGAACCCTGCCTAAACGCGAAGTGAAATCCCAGCTCACAGCCACAGGCGAGCCGCCAGCCTGCTCAACCGCCCATAGCGCTGAATAGCGGAGGTTAGACGGGGCGGAGTGACAGCCTTACTGTGGCATAGGGCCAAGCTCGCCTTCCATCTCATCACGCCCGTCACCGTAGATCTGGTGCTTCTCGACTCCGTACTTGTCGGCCAAATCGTTGAGCTCCGCCCAGGAACTGACGGAACCGACCGGAGGGCCGGGCAGAGGAACAGCCTCCCCCTCTTTACGGATGATGTCTTCCATTTTGTAGACAGGCCAGGTACCTTGCGGGTCCTTTTTAGCGACCATCAGAGCGTTAGTCATGTCCGAACACTAGCACGTGTGAGGCCATCAGTCTGGGACCAGGCAGGCGGCATTAGCCGACCGATATCTGCTGAAATAGCAATATTTACGCTTGATTCGATCGTTCAGAACTAAGCAGATAATTTTGGGGCATACTGGTCTCCAATACGGGCAATCCCCCCGCATGTCTGAAAGACTTTTATGAAAAGGTCGCGGAGATCGCCGACCGTGGGCCATTCATCAGGAGAATCGTCACCATGCCGTAACGCCGCGCGTAGTGTCGGGCCAGCCAGACTTGCAACGGTAGTTATGTCATCAGGCACACGTACTTGGAAGGATCGATCTCGTCGTTCCCACATCCGACACTATACGCTAGCAGCCTCCACTACGGTGCTCCATCCGTGAGCCGACCCGTGCTCAGCGGACGCGGTTTCTGTGTGACCTCTGCTCTCAGCGGATCCAGATTGTCTGTGCGGCTGATGGCAGGTAGGCCTGCCTATTCGCCGCGCTCCTTATATAGGGCCGGCCGCAGGAACGGCTCAGCCGGCACCACTTCGGGGCCCGTGATGCCGGTGGACGGGTGGTAGACCCGGTGGCCAAGCTCGACGTAGACCGCGTACTCGCGTTCCTCACTGCCGGTCGCCGAGATCACCAGGGTGTGGTCGTCCTCGACGTGGGATTCGATGCTGTCGGCCAGCGCCTCGGTGCGCTTGGGCGCGTACCGCTCCGCGTCAGCCGCGATGTCCGGGCCCAGGCGTTCCTCGGCGAACTTGTCCCAGGCCGCGAGGACGTTCTCTTCCCAGTCGGGGTCGATCTCGACGCGGGCCATCAGTCGCTCTTGGGGGTGACGCCGGAACGCCACCGCAAGGTCAGCAGCTTGTCTGGCGGCGAGCCGAGCGACGGCTGGTCGGTGACGTCGATGATCATGTAGTAGTCGCCGGTCCGCTCGTCCTTCAGCGTGTCGCTGGCCAAGATGTCGGCCCAGCGCGGCACCACGGCCTTCGAGGTCCGGATGGTGCGCGGCGTCTGGGTCGCCGGGTCCCACGTCGTCTTGCTCGATTCGACGACCGCCGCGGGCAGCCCGGTGTAGATGGGTGTGCCGACGTCGGTCAGGTCGCCGAACTGGTTGGCGGCGGTCCCGCGCATGACGGTGAGCGTGGTGTTGGCCAGCTCCATCACAGGCAGCTCACCTACCCATCGCTGAGGCTGGCCACGAACTGAGCATCCACGTCGGCGGCGTTGACGCGGAGCATCCCGGCCGCCTCCCACATGGACAGGCCGTCGCTGGCGCGCAGCGAAAGCCGGTAGGGGAACTGCTTGCTGGTGCTGTCGTCGGGGATCAGGCACTTGACGATGACCAGCGCCTCGACGGGCTGCCAGCCGTCCGGCAGCTCGCCGACGTCGAGCCCGAATGCCTGCGCCATCGGCGCCCTCCTACCAGTTGACGAGCGGGGCCGCGGCAAGCGCGCCATCGGTCTGGAGAATCTCCGCAGCGGCCGGCGCCAGCGGCGGCAGCACCTGGCCCTGCGCGCGGGCGGTCCGGGTCTGGGAGACACCATCCATCGACACGGTGGAGTACTGCGATTTCAGGTAGGCGTCGTCGTTGTTCCCGGCCATGAACAGGCACTGTTCGCAGGTGGCGCGCATGAACAGGTCGATGTGTGCCGGGGTGGTCGGCATGTCGTCAGCGTCGATCGGGTAGACCGCGCCGATCAGCGCCCGGTCGATCGTCCGCGACGCCTTCCGCAGCAGCCTCGTAACCCGGTCCGCTGGGGTGAGCTGGTCACCGGTCTCGTCCCGGTACTGCTGCACGGTCGCGTACACGCCAGGGCTCGGCGTCTCCTGCGGCAGCGCGACCACGGTCACGCCGAGGGTGATCGGCGCGATCCCGGTGGGCGTGGCCGCGGTCCAGGTGACGGTGTAGTCCCCAGCCGGGGTGGTGACCGGCGGCAGCCACTGGTAGGTGTAGGTGGCCTGGTCAACGGTGGTGATCCCGTCGCTGGCCGGGCCGACCACGGGCGGGCCGCCGGCGGCCGGGGCGATCGTGATCTGCACCCCGGACACCGGCTGCTCGACACCTGACCAGACGGTGGTCTGGAACACCGCTGTGAGCGTGATCTGGCCGCCAGGCAGCACGTACGAGTAGTTGTACTGGGCGTCAGGCATGCTCACGGCGGTGTCCCCCCTTCTACTCGCCTTGGCTGGCCTGCATCTCAGGCGCCGTTGTCAACGCGATCAGCTGGTCGCGGGTGAGCGTGTCTGCTTCGTCCTCGTCACAGGCACCGAGCGCGACCGCGTACCCGGCCCATGCGATCCGGCTGGCGTTGCCCTTCGGCCGCACCGGCTCCGGCCCGTCGTCGTCCGTTCCGCTCGCGGTCGTTTCGGCGACGGCTGGCTCCCCGCCTGGCAGCGCGTACGGGTCGCCCTCCCAGTCGGAGCCATCCTCGTTGACGCGGACCAGTTCGCCGCGCTTCCACCGGTCCGCGACGGTCGGGTGGAGCGGCAGCGTATGGCCGGTGACGTGGCCTTCCTTCAGGTAGATCATCGGCTTTGTGTTGGTCATCGGATCAGCCGGGGATCCCGAAGTACGGCTCCTGGAACACCGTGACAGTGCCCGTGAACCCGGAGCTGAAGTCGATGTAGAGCGCGCCATCTGCCTGGCAGAACCGGTCCGTGGTCAACGGGCCGACCCACGCCGTGCTCGACGCCGCGACCGATTCGGCCAGATCGCCGACCGTCGCCTGGGTGAACGGGACACCCGGGTTCGCGGCACCGGCGGCGGTGTTGCCGTTGCCGCCGGCGCGGACGGTCACCGTATGGGGCCCGCCCGAGTCGCTGTTGGCCACCCGCAGGAACGTCTTGTTCGGGCCGGGCGGGTCGGCGACGTAGGCGCCGCCGGCGACGAGGCCGGCGATGCTGGTGCCGGCCGGGTCGGCGATGCTGCCGTCCTGGCTCAGCATGCTGGGGGTGAGTGCAGTGCGCGCCGTCATCGGCGCCTCCAATCGGGGATGCATGTAGCTGCCGGGCAGCGTGGTGGGCGCCCGGCAGCTACATGGATGGTGGGAGAGGGGTCAGATGCCTTCCGGCCGCTGCACGTACCCGATGGCGACGCAGTCGGGCCGCGTCATCTTGGCGCCGTAAACATGCAGGCCACGTACACCATCGGCGAACTGGTCCTGGAGCCGCAGGGCTTCCGTCTCCGCGATCTGCTCACCGTACGTAATTCCCATGGGGTGGCCGGCCTGGATAGCCCACACGCCGGTGCCAGCGCCGCCGGAGACCGGCTGCGGGACGTTGTTCGACTTGAGGACGTTGAACCCGGAGATGGAGCCGAGGAACCCGCGCTGCATGACCTCAGGGGCGTTGCCCTGCGCGTCCAGGCCCCGCATGAAGTTCTGGGTCTGGGACAGCAGGGAGTTCCCCCACGGGGGGACGATCATGTACCGGTCTTCCTCAGGCACGTTGGCCTCGTCGAGGATGACCTTCAGCGGCTCGCTCACCATCGTGTAGAAGTCAGCGGGGTGCCACGTGCCGGAACCGCCGATCTGGTATGGCAGCGGGGTCAGCGGCGCGCCGGTCGAACCCAGGACATTGGCCGCGGCGACGCCGGTGTACTGGCCGGCCAGGAACTGGTCGGCGACGTCAGCGACCTTGTAGGCCGCCCTGCCTTCCAGATACTGCTGCATGTCACCGGCCGCCTGGCGCCGGTCGACGTCCTCCACAGCGAACGAAAACGACTTCGCCTGGTTGATGTAGAGGGTCTGGCCGGCGTCGTTGATCGGCTGGTAGCTGATCGGGTTACCCGGTGTGTAGGTGGCCACGGTCGGGTCGCCGAACTGGGTGATCTTGACGGAGTCGCCCGGGCCGGAGATCTCGCCGTCGTAGTCGCTGTTGACGACCATCGGGGAGCCGTACACGAGCTTCTTCTGGAGAGAGGCCAGGATGACCTTGGACCAGATTGCGGGCTTGAAGTTCTCCACAGACATAGGTGGAGCGCCTCCTTACACGACAAAACCCCAGCGCGCAGACAGTGAGCTGGGGTTAGGGATGGTGCGCTGCCGCTCCGGGAGCACACCCCTATGTGCGGGTGGCGTTAAGGGAGGGTCAGCGCCTTGACTTGCGCCTGGGCGGCGCGACGCCGAGGTTCACCAGGAGGCCGGCTTCCTGCGCGGCCAGCACTTCCTGCGGGGTAGCGCGGGCGACGTCTTCGTCGGTCCATTGGCGGTTGCCGCCGGGTGCGCCGTTGTGCTCGCCGCCGGAGCGGGCGGGCGGCGCGGTGGTCTTGCTGCCGTTCTTCGCCTTGCCGTCGCCTTCACCGGCGCCGGTACCAGTACCGGAGCCGGTCTTGCTGCCGTCGGCCGTCGTGGCCGACTGGAGCTTGTAGGCGGGGTTGGCGTCAACCGCAGTCTTGATCGCATCGGCCAGGTCGTCAGCGAACGAGTCGCTGGCGGGGTCGAGGCGGCCGAGCTTGCCCATGAACGACCGGGAGTCGGCCAGGCGGTCCGGGTCCGCGCCGTGGCGGCGGGCCTGCTTCAGCAGCTCGTTCTCGACCAGCAGCTCCCGCTCACGCGCGGTGCTGCGGTCGATCGCGTCCTGCTTGGCCTTCCGCTCGGCCGCGAGCTCGGACGCGAGCTTCTCCGGGTCCGGTGGCTCGTCCGGTGCGAATCCGAAGGCCTTGGCGAGCGCGAGGTTGCGGGCCTTGTCGCTGTCGGCCTGCTGCGCCTGCGCGGCCTTGATCGCGGCGAGGTCCCTTTCCAGGGCCTGCCGCTTGGCCCGCTCGGCCTTGTAGTCGTCGCGGATAGCCGCGACGGTGCGTGCGGTCTTGTCGTCGTCGCCAGCGGTCCCGCCGCTGCCGCCGCCGTCGTGGCCGCTGCCACTGCCGGTGCCCTGGTCGCCTCCAGTGCGATCCGTGGTGCCGTCGCCAGTCCCGTTACCGCTGCCGGCGCCGTCCTGGCCAGTGGTGTCGCCGCCGTCTCCGTCGCCTTCGCCGGACCCGCCGGCGATCAGTCGGATAGGCGTGCCGTTCTTGCGGTAGCCGATGATCGCGCCAGGCGTCATCGACGGGTGGTAGCCGTACATGTGGTTGGCCCTCCAGGAGCCTCGGGGTGGGCACGCCCGGAACCGGTTCCGGGCATGAAAAAACCCGCCACCAGGGCGGGTTGGTCTATGCTGGCCAGCCTCAGGAACCGGCCTGCGGAAACACGGTGTCGTCGCAGGTCAGGAGACTGGCCAAGGGAAATAAGAGCAGGTAACGGTAAAGGTTCGTTCCCGGCTGATCCGCTACGTCACCGTGCGGTCTCGCGTTACGGTGCTGAGCATGGGGATCGTCAAGGACGCGAAGGCCAACATCGCCCACCAGCACGCTGCGCGAGCCATCAACGAAGACCGCATCGTGTTCGTGTACAAGTACGCCGCAGGCCCGACCGCTACGAACTTCTCCGGGCCGATCGCGGGCGCGGCCGAGATTATCGAAGCGATCGAGAGCGCCGGCTGGCGGCTGCACCAGATGACGTACGACGAAGGTGCCAAACACGGCGCTGTAGTGCTGCTGTTCCGCCGCTGACCACGCTGAGCGCCGACCGCGTCGTTCGCTCGCCGTCGTCCGCAGCTAGGCCACGTACTCGCTTTCATCAGGCGACTCGACAAGATGCCCGTATTGGTCGAGCTGCCAGCGATGGCCCTCATCGTCTGTGAACCAAATAACCAAAACCATGTCAGGATCCCAGCGGTCGATCTCGAACGTGAAGCCGCATGAGCTACCACCTCGAACGACCGTCACACGGTCGTAGTCCTTCGTATCGGGCATAGGCATCGGCCCACCGACTAGCTCAAACGGAATGAGGTCCCCGCTCTTCTTTGCCAAGCGCAAGGTATGCCGGTCAATTTCCGACATGACCTTGCATGTGATGTCCGTGATCGGGCGCTGGGAATTATTCACGACCTGTCCAAGCCCGGACGTGGAAAGGACTGCCACTTCCTCGGCCAACCGGCGACGCCATGACTTCTCACGGTCTTCAGCTTCCGCGAGCTGCCTGGCGACTAGCTCGTCACGCCGAACGTTCCGTACCGCTTCTTCCTTGCGTTCCTTGAGGGATTCGCTCAGCTCCTCGGCTTGGAGCTTGAGGACTTTGGTCTGCTCCTCGTTTAGTGCACGCTGCTCAGCAAGCTGCGTGCGTTGCGTCTCCAGCTGGTCACTCTGGACCTTCAGCAACTGCGCCTGCTGCTTCGCAAGTTCTGCTCCGTCGCGGACCTGCTGGGACTGTGCCGTAAAAGCACGGACCGCGTAGAACGAGCCCACGATGGCGCCGAGCGCCAGGATCCAGGTTGGGATGTCACCCCATGCCGGGGGCAGCTTCCATACCTTCCCGTAGAACGCCGCGCCGATAACAAGGCCGACGGCGAGGCAGCCGGCACCGAACGCGTATACGCGCCAGTCCTTTAGGAGTGGCTGGTTATGTCCTGGTTGCACGCCGGAACCATACCGGCGAGCCTGCGCGGTACGGTAATCACGGCAGGTCGGACGTGGGAGCTAGCCCGAGCGCAGAGAATAAGACGCCTAGTCCGCGAGCCGACAGACGATCTATACCTAACGCCGTAATCGGAGACGAGGCGCATCGGGACACATCGGCGCGGTGCGCGACCGTACTCTTACGCTGATCCGACTCTACCGGGCACCATATGGCCGCTCCCGGCGATGGACCGACACCTTCATCGTCACCAGCCCGGTCCGATTCCGGTGCGCGTCGGAGGCGCCCCTGGCCGCGGCCAGGTCGTTCCGTGCGCGGCGCCGGGCGGCTGGGGTGATCGCTGCCTCGTGGGAGCGTGCGGCGGCTCGTACGTGGCGTTCGAGGAGCCGCTGCTGCTGGCTCGCCTTGTACACCTGGGCGGCCTGGTCGAGGTCCACCGGGTTGGTCACCTCGGCCGCGAGTCCGGCACCCGCCGGCACCCAGAAGCACCGGCAGTTCGGATGCCGCCACCCGGCCGCGCGTGCCTCGTCGAGGGTCGGGTAGCCCTCGGTCGCGCCGGTCAGCGAGAGTTCGCGGCCGAGCCACGGCATGCACAGCGGGCATGATCCTTCGGTGGAGTGCGTTCCTGTTCTGATCAGGTCGAGGCCGGAGCGGATGGCCGCGCCGGCCTGGAGCTCGTCCCACAGATTGCTGACTGCGGTGCGGGTGGCCATCTCGACGTAGGTCGCGAGGTCCCAGTTCCGGCCAGCCGAGTCGGTGAACCCGGTGATGCCGTGCGCGGCCAGATCATCGAGCGCTTTCTGTGCCGCCTGGATCCGCGACAGGCTCAGGGACTGGGCGGGTAGGCCACCGCGGGTGTCGTAGATCGCGCCGCGGACCGCGTACGAGTAGGGATCTGGCATCTCCCGGAACGGCCGGAAAGACGGCGGTTCTGGCGGCCGA